ACCAACGCCTCAAAGAAAACATTGCAGACGCTGATGACGCAGGTAGCAAGATAGACGCTATCCAAGTACGCAAGTATGACTGGAAAGTTGATGGCTCTCACCAAGACTACGGCATGATTGCACAGGAACTACAGGCTGTTGCACCAGAGGCTGTATCAGTACCAGAAGACTCAGAAGAGATGATGGGCGTGGACTACAGCAAGCTAGTCCCAATGTTAATCAAAGAGATACAATCATTACGCAACCGCGTTGCACAACTAGAGGAATAAAACAATGGCAGTAACTTGGACAATCTCAACACTAGAACGTAACTCATCAGACGATGGCGTTATTGTTGCACACTGGCGAGCATCAGACAGCGAAGCAGTAGGTACTGGTGACGACGCAGTAACACACTCAGGCAGCAGCTATGGCACTTGTGGCTTTACGCCTGACAGTAGTTCTGACGGCTACACTGCCTATGCAGACATCACAGAAGCTCAGGTTATTGGCTGGTGCAAGGACAGCATGGGCGAAGAAGCAGTAACAGCTCTGGAAGATTCTATCGCTGCACAGATTGCTGACAGCAAAGCTCCTGCGTTAGCTATTGGAACTCCTTGGTAATGATTGCAGAAATCTCCGCAGTTGTAGGTATCCTAAAGGCTCTTAACGATGGCATTGCTACCGTTAAAGAGTCTGGGGATCACTTGTCAGGTCTGTCGGGATTGTTTACTAGCCTCACTGACAGCAAGGTAGCTGTAGAGAGCATTGAAGAGGCTACTAAGGCAGGCGATCATGTACTAACACAGGAAGAGGCTCTGGAGCTTGCATGGGCTAAGAACGCCATACGAGAGCAGGAGAAGGAGCTGAAGAAGATAACGCCTAAGCAGGTCTGGCGTGACATGCTGATGATCCAGAATAAGTCTTTGCTAGATCACAAGCACAAACTGGAAAAGATACGGCTGGCTAAACTCAAGAAGCAACGCCAGGTAGGTGACGCAGTCAAGAATGTGCTGGTCACAATCGCGGTGCTAACTATATTTGGCGGCAGTTACTACATGATTAACGGAGGATTCTAGTGGAATATTTACTCGATTTATATGTGCTTGTAACGTCACTGGTTACAATAGCCAGCGTAGTGTGCAATTACACCGATACACCGAAAGACGATGAATTTGTTGCAAAAGCCTACAAGATTTTGGAGCAGTTCGCATTCCTTGGCAATAAAGCCAAACAATAACCTGGAAGGAGCACGACATGGGCGAGAAAAAAACAACTCCCATAGTGATAAACGAAGTAGAGTACATTTTTGAAGACATGACTGAGCAGCAGCAGGTGATGGTAAATCACTGCAATGATCTAGATAGAAAAATCAGGTCCACTCAGTTTAACCTTGATCAACTTTCAGTAGGCAAAGATGCATTTATCAACATGCTAGTTGCTGACCTGGAGAAAGAAGAGCCAGGAGAGTAATTAGACATGCCAACGGTTAAAGAAGCCATCCAGCGCCTAGACGCTCACGAGCGTGAATGCTTGGCTCGATACAAAAACATTGAGAAGCAACTGGACGCTGGAACCAAACGCTTTGATGATATAGATAAGCGCCTGTGGTTTCTTTACCCGCTGGTCATTGCCTCACCTTTGCTTGAAAGGCTTATTCAGTGAGTATATTTACGGCGTTAATCGGCCCGGTTGCTGATATTGGCAAGACGTTCCTGGCGAATAAGGCTGCGGAAAAGCAGGCCAAGCATGACGCTAAGATGAATGTTATCCAGAACAGTGCTGACTGGGAGAGCAAGATGGCAGATGCCTCTAGCAGCTCCTGGAAAGATGAATTCTGGACCATTGTGTTAGCCATCCCGGTGTTTATGGTTGGCTACGCAATAGCAGCCAATGACGTGTCGGTAATTGACCGGGTTGCGGAAGGATTTGAGGCGCTAGACAAGCTGCCTGAGTGGTATCAGTATTTATTATTCATCGCGATAAGCTCAAGTTTTGGCATTCGCGGTGCCGGAAAAATTATGGAGATGCGCGGTAAGTAACCGCCTCCGTCGCTCTGCAAAGGAAGTATAAATGGCATATGTTAGCGTAGACATTCCAGCAGGTATCTTTAAGCACGGTACTGACCTGGACTCTGTGGGTCGGTGGCGAGATGCTAACCTCATAAGGTGGCAGAATGGCTCTGTGCGGCCTGTTGGCGGCTGGACTACCCGTAAGGCCAGTGCGTTTACTTACGCCCCCAGAGGCGCTATTACATGGACTGATAACAGTGCAGACGCCCACATCGCGGCAGGCACTTATGAAAAGCTGTACCACGTTAATAAAGTGGGCACGGTTTCTGACATTACCCCTACCAGCTTTACCACTGGCGACCTTAACGCAGACCAGAATCTTGGCTACGGCGGTTCGTTCTATGGCACCTCTTACTACAGCACAGAACGTCCTAGTGACGGCGTGCCAGAAGAGGCCACATCCTGGTCCATGGATACCTGGGGCCAATATTTGATCGCCTGCTCATCAAAGGACGGTAAGATATACGAGTGGCAGTTAAGCACCGGCACCCCCGCCGCAGCAATCACAAATGCCCCGGTAGGCAATGGCGCTATTGTTGTTACTGAAGAGCGCTTTATATTTGCTCTAGGTGCAGGCAGTAATCCGCGCCTTGTAAAGTGGTGTGACAGAGAAGACAACACAGATTGGACGCCTACAGCGATTAACCAGGCTGGTGATCTTGAGCTGCAGACCTCTGGCGAGATTATGTGTGGCATTCGAGTGAGAGGCCGTACCCTTATCCTGACCTCCCTGGACGCGCACGTCGCCACATACAATGGACCGCCAACTGTTTACGGCTTTGAGCGGGTTGGCACATCTTGCGGCACCATATCTCGCATGGCTGCAGTAGCGGTAGACGAAGGGGCCTTCTGGATGGGCTCCAAGAGCTTTTTCACCTACAACGGATCATCCGTACAAGAAATGCCCTGCGATGTCTCAGATCACGTTTTTAAAGACATAAACCACGCCCAGAAAAGCAAGGCGTTTGCAGTCAACAACTCTCAGTTTGGTGAGGTGTGGTGGTTCTACCCCAGCGCCGACTCTCTAGAGAACGACCGATACGTTGTGTTCGACTACAAGGAAGGCCACTGGAACATTGGTGAGCTATCTCGCAGCTCTGCAGTTGATGCAGGCGTATTCACTAACCCTATTATGTTTGATACCGCTGGTAACGTGCTAAACCATGAGACCGGGTACTCACACAGTGGTAGTGAGACATTCCTAGAGAGTGGACCTATATCGATTGCTCAGGGCGATCAGATCGCCAAAGTAAATGAGATTATCCCGGACGAGCTTAACCAGGGCGAAGTTACCCTGACCTTTAAGACCAGGTTCTACCCTAATGACTCAGAAGTTAGCCACGGGCCGTTCGCTCTTGCTAACCCAACAGGCGCCAGGTTTAGTGGTCGCCAGGTCAGGATGCGTATTAATGGCACCGAGCTTAAAGATTGGCGTGCAGGCAAGATGCGGCTTAATGTAATCCCAGGCGGCAAGCGATGAGCCTGGCTGAGAACCCGCCACCCCCGTTAGGTCCAGAATGGAAGCCCTGGGGAGAGCGACTTGTTAGCTTTCTAGCCAAGACTAAAACCAAGCTGGCCTATTACATAGCGGGTGATACGGCGGCAGAAGATGGCGTCGTATTGTGGGACCGAACTGGTTACCCAGTAGTGTCCAAGAATGGTGAGTTTAGGCAGATTGTATTAGCTGACGGTTATGGTGAGTTTTCAGCCACCAGCAGCATTACTGCGGCGTCGGCAGACACTGCGTACAATATATCGTTTACGTCGGTAAGCGCTAATGGTGGATTGAGCATTGATCCCAGCGATAATACAAAAATTAGGTTTGCTGAAGCGGGGGTGTATTCTATTGCGGGACACCTGCAGCTTAAATCGTCAAGCGGATCAACGAAGACAGCGTATTATTGGATGGCTGTTAATGGCACAAACCTGGACCACTCAGAAAGGGTTACGGTGCATGCTAACGATCAGTTTATTGTCTTGGCTGTTAGTGATCAAGTTGAGGTAACTGCAGGCTCTTATATGCAGGCAAGGTTTGCTGTTAGTGATACCGATTTATGGCTTGATGGGTCTGCTGCAACATCTTTTGCGCCAGCGTCCAAGCCAATTGACCTTACAATAACCAGAAGCCGTCAATAAATGCTATAATCGGCCAATTATTTAGGGGGATATATGGCAGATTTACAAGAAGAGCTAGATCGTTGCGAGAAGTGGATAAAGGCAGCATTAGAGTACAGTGGCGGGACGCACGAGTACCAGGACATTGTTGAAGCCATAAAGAACGGATACATGCAGTTTTGGCCAGCAGAACACGGCTGCGCTGTTACAGAGATAATATCGTTTCCCAGGAAGAAAGTGCTGCACATTTTTTTGGCGGGTGGCGAGAAGAATCAGATAGTTGACATGGACGAGTCGGCGGTAGAGTTTGCAAGACAGCAAGGATGCACGGGCATGACTGTTGCTGGCCGTAGAGGCTGGGCAAGGGTCTTATTAAGCAAAGGGTGGACCGAGGCGTTCACGACACTTAGCAAGGATATATGATATGAGCGGTGGCAAGGGCGGTGGTCAAACCACAAAAACAGAAATACCAGTGTGGGCAGAGAGCGCAGCAAAGCGGGATCTAGCGCGAGCTGAAGAGGTCCAAAAGATCGGCTACATGCCATACTATGGTATAGACGTTGCTGGCTTTAATCCTACTCAGCAGGCCGCAATGGAAAATAACCTAGCCGCTGCATCTGCATTTGGAATGGGTGCACCTGCCGATGCCATGGCTGGCATGCCGCAAGCTCAAGACTTTGCTGGTGGTATGTCTGGATACAGCTCTGGCGATTTGTTTGACCAGGCTGTTGCTGAGTTTGAGAGAAGAGAGCCTGCCTACGCAAAAGAATACAGTGAGCTGTTTGCTGGCGGAAATACGGATATGTCTAACGCTTATCCTTACTACCCTGGCTCTGACAGAGTTGGCAGCATTCCGGTTGACTATAACCCCTACGCAGGCTCCAGAAGCACAACTCCAATGCCTGACACTCGCGGGGGCAACATTGAAGTTGCTGGGCAAGACTTTAGTGGTCGCAACAATAGAATCGACCCCTATGACTACGGATCACAACAGCAGGTATTTCCTGAAGGGCTCCAGTTGAGCGCAGCATTGCCAGCTATGAACGCCCCTTCATTGGCGGCAGCCGCGCCCCAGACAGTAATGCCGCAACTACAGCAACTTAATATTCCCTCAGCTCCTGGCAATCAGTTAAGCCTGCCTGCAGCGCCAAAGAAAGGCATTGATCAGATGATGTTCGATATGCGAAACGTAGGGAGGATTTCATAATGGCTTCAGGTAACGGTGTACCACAACAAGTAGGCATGGCTGGACAGCAAAGAATGCAGCCTGGCCCTATATCCCCATCTCAGGTTAACTATGGCCCGTCAGTAACGGAGCCGCCAGGACAGCGCCCAGTACCGCAAGATGAGAATGTAATGAATGTAGGAGGCCCTGTAAGGCCGCCAAGCGATTTAATTGTCAAAAGGACTCCTACGCCACAGTCTGGACCTAAGCTGGCGCCTCCCGTTATGCCGCAAGTGCTGGATTCTGCCGGACGGCCTGGTGGCGGCGGTAAAGCTGGCGGTCGCGTACAGCAGCAACAACAGCAACAAGCTCCGCAAGCTCCAAATATTAATCAGAGTGCCGCGCGGGGTATTCAGGGCGCTATGGCTGGCGCTGCTAGAGAGATGAACTATCAGCCCATGAACGTGCGGTCTCCTGGCTATCGGGCAACTCAGACTGGCGCACAGGGTTACGGCGCGGCACAAGCTGGCGCTAGAGGGTTCCAGGGTGCTGATGTAGGCGCAACAGGCTATGGTGCAGCTCAGGCTGGAGCCACTGGCTTTGGGGCCGCAGATGTTGGCTCTCAGGGCTTCCAAGCTGCTGGGCTAGGCGCTCAGGGCTATGGCGCAGAGCGTGCAGGCGCTGCTGGATTCCAGGCTGCTGGACTCGGCGCTCAGGGTTATGACGCTGCTCGCACTGGGGCAACTGGATTCGGCGCAGAAAGATTAGGCGGCGCACCGACAGTAACGTCCAGGGATGTGACGGCTGGCCAATTAGCTGGCACTGACCTAAGTCAGTATTACAACCCTTATGAGAGCCAAGTTGTGCAGTCTACGCTGTCTGACTTAGATCGCGCCCGACAGATATCAATGGGCCAGGCTGGAGCTCAAGCAAGCGCAGCAGGTGCTTTTGGTGGCTCTCGACAGGCTTTGATGGAGGCAGAGACTAATCGCGCATTTGCCGAACAGGCCGC